TAAACAACAAGCAGCCTATCAAGCACAAGCAGCAGCAGCGGAGCGTCAAAGAGCGTTACAGGAACAGTCCTCTATGCGTATGCGACAAGCACAAGAACAGGAAGCTACGGCTAGGGAACTTGAACAAGTAAGCATTAAATCAAGAGAAGCTTTAGCTAGAGCTAGAGTATCTGCTGGAGAAGCAGGAGTTGCTGGTGCATCTGTACAAGCTTTAATGGATGACTATACTAGACAAGAAGCAGGGTATAGGGCAGCTGCTTTAAGACAACAGGAACTAGGAGGTATAGGTACAGGGTTAGCTTTAGAGCAAGCTGGATTAGCTTCTAGACAAAGACTTATAGGAATTAATCAACCTATAGATAAACCTAGTCCTATTTCAGCTTTATTAGGTGCTGTTAGCGGTGGACTTAGTGGGTATGCTACAGGTCAAAGTATTAGTAGTAGGATGGGATCAGCGTCAAAAAAAGGCACTACAGCAGCTCAGAGTTATACACAAGCAATGACAGGTAGGAGAAGATAATGGCAGAACGAGTACAAGTACAAGGATTAGGAGGTGCAGTTCCAGGCATTCAACCTACTATTCAACGAGCAGGTCAATACAGTGTAGCACAGCGTAGAGCTGGTAGGAATAAGTTGATGGACCTTGCTGATGCTTTGTCACAGGTTAATCCTATCTTACAGCAGTACGGTAATATTCGCAGGTTAGAACAAGAGAGACAGAAGTCGTTAGAAGAAGCACTAGAACAAGAAGGTTACAGAGCTTATCAAACTTCTCCAGCTACTATGGCTGTTGAGTTAGAAAAGACACAAGCGAGAATTAGAGCCGCTACGGAGCGAGGTGAAATACCTGATGAAGCTAATGTACCTAGAATAATGGGTGCTTTGAAAGCTAAAGCAGAAGTGTTAGCTAACAGAGATTACAGGAACATATTAATGAATCCTGAATTGTTAGAGAGTACAACTGATCCTATAGTGGCAGTTCAACAACAAAGAGAAGAATTTTTAAAAAGACCTGAGTTTGAATCACCTAGTGTCAGAGATCATGCTTTTAAATATTTAGAGCAAGTAGAGAACGAATTTATAGGTAAAGTACAAAATAGGTTAGATGCTTTTGAAGTAGAGGAAGGTAAACAGAATTGGTTACTTACTGGTAAAGATGCTGTAAACCAAGTCATAAACGGAGAGTTAGATGTAAATGATCCTATTATTAAGAACTGGATAAATGATCCAGCAGGGTTGTTTAAAGGGTCTAGGAAGTACGCTTGGGATAATTTGATGAAGGAGGAGTTAAAGGAAGGGTTAACAAGTGGTGCAATTAGTCCTACAAAAGCTGTTAATTTCCTTGATAGTTTAAGAGAGTTAGATTTAGGTGGTGGAGTTAAATTCGCAGACGCTGAGACAGGTAATGCTATAAGTGACTTTTACAATTACGTGGAAGATCAAAAAGGTGTGTTAGAAAACAAAGCAGCTGAACAAGCTAATCTTGAATTTGATTTATTAAATAACGGTCTTGTTGATTCGTTGTTAGAGTCACTAGGGGAAGGAAACAATGTATCGTCTGTTGATGCTAGAAATATAAGAGAGTCTTATTTATCTTCTTTACCCAAAGCAATCTCCAAAGAAAAAGCTATAGATACTTTTGATAAAATTCTAGGTAATGTTAATAAGCCAGGAAGCGACGCAACTAAATTAATTACAGGTAAACTAGATACTTTTATAGAGGAAGGACTTGAACTAGATGTAGCAGTTTCAGAAGTACAAAGCACTTTTGAAAGTGGAGGTATAACAGTTACTGATAGAAATAGGTTGTTAAAAAAGATAGAGGACTCTAGAGATTTTGACAGGTTAATTTATAAGGATGACTTTTACAGGAATATAATAACAGTAGATGAAGAATTAATAACAGGGTTTGTGAAAGAAAGAGCAGCTTTTGGTCCTGCTACATACGAGGTAGGTTATTTCACTGAATTGGGAGCTGATGAGCAAGGTAAAAATGGTATCTATGATTCTATTGCAGATAACAAAGGATCATTTGCTGCTAAATCTTTTGTCAACAGAAGATACAATGCTTATGAGTTATCGTTAAGAAAAGCTTTTGAAAGTAAATTTAAAAGGTACGAGAGTGACCCTGCCTTTACTCCTGAACAAGCAAGAGAAAAAATAATAGAAGAATCTCAAGAAATTAGAGATCAAATCTTTGAGGCATGGGAGCGAGAATCAATTCTATCGGCTAATCAGAGCTACGATTTGGAAATTAAACTGCCTACTAGATTAACTATTGCCACAAGTTTACTCCCTTTTAGAAAATAATTATTATGGCTAAAAAAGAAACAGAACTTGAGAACACAGAAAGCAAAGCACCTGCTCTTAGTCAGGAAGAATTTCAGTTACTAAGTGAAGACCAACCAATCACTCAAGAGCAAAAGGCTAAAGGTATTGCAGAGTTTAAAGAACAAGCTAAACCTGTTTTTAAAGCAGCTGAAGAAAGTATGCTTGAAGGAGTCCGTACAGGACAACCTGTCAGAGCGGAAGAAATAACAGGGCAACAGCAACAAGAACCTAAACAAAAGTACGAAGTACCTACTACTTTACCTGACCACGGTATTCGAGGTTTATATACTCCTGAAGAACAGATATTAGATAGAGCAACTCAGATAACAGGTCTACCTCCTGAAAGTCCAGCTAATCACTATATCGCTAATACACTAGCTAAAGGTGATCCTTTTAGTGCTGCTTCAATGGAAGCTGCTAAAGAAGAAACAATGAAGCTTGTTAGAGCTGGTATCATACCTAACCCTGACTACGAAGGTTTTGGTGGATTTCTCAGTGAAGCTGTGGATGTAGCAGGTCCGATAGCAGTCGAAATAGGATTGCCTGTGTTCACAGGTATCGTGTCTTCTCCTTTGTTACTTTCTCCTGAACCTTTCTCGAAAGCATATTGGGTAGGACTACAGGCATCTTCTTCTACCTTTGCTAATCTATTAGCTCAACAGATGCGTATATCTTCTGGAATGCAGAAAGATACATCGTATATGGAAGCAGCAGCAGCAGGGGCTTTTGGTTTAGTTCCAGGATTAAAGACAGGTAAAGATTTAAGCACTGCTGCTACAGTAGGTATAAGAGCTGCTGAAAGTGCTTTCATGGCTGGAGGAGAAGATTTAACTCGTCAAGGTCTACAGATTTTATTTGAAGAAAGAGAAGGTTTTAAACCTATGGAGACTCTCACTGCTGTTGGAGTGGGTGCTGGACTTGGATCAGGTTTAGGTAGGTTGGAAAAAGCTTTAGTATCTTACACTCCTAAGAAAGACCCAGCTGCTCCTATACTAAGGAAAGCACTACAAGATGAGTTAAAGGAAGTTAAGAAGGAATTACAAAGGACAGAGAAGCGTGGAGCTGTTAATGTAGAAGCTAGAGATAAGGTCAAGCAGATCGAAGATAAAATCAACGCTTTAAAGCCTGATGAGGAAAGAGTGTTACAACAAGCTATTGATAGTCTCGATGAAGCTGAACAGAAACAAGCACAGGAAGTAGCAGCAGCAGCTCAAGAGTTTCAACAAAGTGAAGCAGCTAAGATATTTAAAGAAGCTGATGAACCTACTGTAGCTGTTAAAGAACAAGAAGCACCTCAAGCTGTAGTAGAAGAAGATATACCTTTAGGTTTAAATCGTTCTCCTTTTATTGATCCTAATTTAACTAACATAGATGACGATGCTTTCGATGCTGTCGAAATAAAAGCTAGAAAAGAACTAGAAAAACTTGAAGAAGAGTTTGATGGTTTTCCTATGAAAGGTACAGAAGTAGATGCTCCTATAGAATTTAAAAGGAAACTAGCCGCTGCTCAAGATGCTTATTCTGCTGTTGAATTAGAAAAGTTTAGAAGACAGATAAACGGAGAAGAAGCTTGGTTTATCGCTTCTGAGTTTAGGATATTAGCAGGGGGAACACAAAATGCTGAGACTGTTTTTAAATTGGCTTTGTTAGGAGAAACAGTCAAGAAGAGAGGCATACAAGATGAAGTGCTGACTGAATTAAAAGCTAAGATAGGTAAAGACGAGAACGCTAAAGAAGTATTTGAAGGTCAACTAAAGAAAGCCCAAGAGGCTATGGATGCTTTTAAAAAGCCAGCACCTAAACCAGCTCTTGAAGCTAAACCTACTGAAGCACCTGCCACTACTCAGAAACCACAAGAAGAAGTTAGTGTTGAAGCAAAGGAAATTGTAGATGACTTTATGTCTGGAGGTGGTACTCGTGATGTAGACCCTGAGACAGGTAAACTTAAAGATAGTGAAGACGAAGTCAAAGCTAGGTTGTTAACAAGTGACACCGAAAAGCAAAGACTTATTAACGCTGTCACTAGAGCTATAGATGCTGACTTAAAGAATGTTAAAGGTGGAAGAGTAGGTAAACTACAATACTTAGCTAAGGTACAACAAGAGTTGAACAGAAGGTTAGGTAAAGAAGCAGGAGATGAATTTGCTCTTGTTATGAAAGCTTCTCAAGTATCTGACAACGCTCAAGTAGCTGATGCTATCGATCAACTAGGAGTACACATGGCAGCTAACGGTGCTATCATGGTACAAGGTTTTGATGATGTATTGAAGTTTTTAGACGGTGCTGACTTAAATAATAAAGAAGTTCTCAACAATGCAATGGTAAGTATTCATAAGTTAATACCTGCTATGATGGGTTGGAAGAAAGCTGGTTCTGCTTCAGGTAGGTTATTACAATCAAGGAAGTACGAGAAAGACATCATTGAGATAAAACAGGAACACTTAAAAGAAAAGTTAGAAGGTAACTTAGTAAGTAATCTAAAAGAAGCTAAAGATTTAAACCCTGAACAGCTTGAACAACAAATTAAAACATTTGGAGATATACAAGTAGTTAAGAAACTATTACAAGCTGTTCAACAAGCTGAAGATATTTCTGAAGTCAAAGATATATTAATTAAGCAACAAGAAGCTTTTCAAAGTAAATCAGCGAAAGCAGTTGCTAAGAAACTGTTAAACTCTCCTTATGAACCAGGTGAAGAGGGAAGTATTTACACTAAAGTTAGAGATATTTTTTCTGATGCAGCTTACTCTAGTATGTTAAGTAGTCCAGTCACACACGCTAAAGTTGCTATATCTAATAAGATTATGTCTGGTTATAATGTAGTAGCAGGGGCTGTAGGAGCTAAGTATATGGCTACTGTACCTTGGTCAAGGAATGGATTAACAAGACAACAGTTTGAAGAAGCAGGGGCTTTTTGGACTAAAGTAGCAAGTTCATACGGTAATTATTCAGAGATAGCTAATAAAGAAGCTTTAAGAGTTTTAAAAACAGGAGATGCAGATTTACAATCACACTTTGAAAGAATAGGTGAGTCAGCTCTTTCTATGGAGCGTACTGGTCTTACAGGTGCTTTTGGTCAAACAGTAGAGAATGTAGGTAGGTTTGTTGATATTCCTGGTAAAGCAATGGCAGCAGTGGATGTGCGTACAAGACTTAACATTGCACATTCTATGACTAGAGCTAAAGCTGAGATGGATTACATAGCAGCTAAAAAAGCAGGTGAGGATATAGGTACTTTACAAGATTACTATGACAAGTTCGTAGCTAAAGTATTTAATGAGTCTAAAACAAAAATGCTCAACGAGGACCAAGTAAGAAGAAAAGCAGTCTTAATGGCAGAGCAAGAAGGTGTTAAAGCTGAAGACCTAGCATCTTATATTGATAACTTTGTTAAAGATAATTGGAATAAAGACACAAGTAGTTTCGTTGATTTTGTTAACAGGAACTTAAAGGAAGTTACTTTTACTGAAGAGATAGGTGAGTTTGCTGATCCTAATGTAATAGAAAAAGGAAGTAAGCACATTGAATCTTTCTTAAAGACATATCCATTCCTTCATGTCGTTTTAAATCCTTTCATGCGTACTGGTCGTAATATAACTAGAGGAGCAATGGCTTCTACAAGTTCTCTTGTTTCAGTCGCTAATGCTACATCTAAAATTCCAGGTGTTAATAAATTAAAAATAGATAGGATAGCTGAAAGGTTGTGGAGTAAGACAGCTAAAGATTTAGCAAGTGATGATCCTATTGTAGTAGCTAGAGCAAAAGGACAACAGATTGTAGGTGCTGGTGTTATATTAGCAGCTATAGGATTATCTGAAGGAGTTGAAGATGTATTTGAATTTGTAGGTACAGAAAGCCAAGATTGGAAAAAGAAAAAGAATATCAAAGCTGCGACAGGAATGCCTGAATATACTTTGAGGGTAGGTAAAGAAGGAGAAAAGGTTGCTATTAGTCTAGCTGCTTTAGAACCTTTAAACACCATTCTAAGTATTACAGCTGATATGAAAACTCTTAACAACGGAACTGTTGCACAAAGAGAAGAAGCTAGAGGTTTAATGGAAGCAGCTGCTTTAGCTATTACAAATAACATAGCAAACAAGTCTTACTATAAAAACTTAGGAGATGCTATTAAACTTGTAACACAAGCTACAGATAGTAAAGAAGCAACTAGAAGGGAGTCTTTTAAATTGTTAAAGAGTTTAGGAAGTACTTTTGTTCCTTCCGCTGCTAACACATTAAACTATATGTCTGATGATGTTATTCGTGAGAACAATACATTATTACAAGTCATAGCGAGAAGAATGAACGGTCTTTCTAAACTTGTACCTCCGATGCGTGATATATTTGGAGATGTACAGACAAGAGGATTTAAGCAAAGGAAAGTAGGAGGTTTAGCTTTATTATCTCCTTTTGGTGTGTTTACTCAGAAAGGTTCTGTAGATAAGTATGTAGACATTGACTCTGAGACTGGATTTAGAACTCTCAACATTCCTAAGATAACACGAGCAAGTGTAAGAAAAGAAATCGCTAAGGATGGTAGAACAAAAATAACGCCTGAACTTTTAGAAGATGCGTACCAAGCTAAGATAAGTGAAGCTGCTGCTGCTGTTATAGTAGAACTAGGAGGTACTCACCACTTTAACGGAGGTACTTCTAAATGGGAAAAGATGGACTTAGAAGAAATCATACATCCTGAGACACAACAAAATGCTTTTGATAGATGGCAAGAATTAACCACTCAAGTTAAACTAACCACAAAAGGAAGACCTTCTAAAACAGGGAAAACTTTAAAAGAGATGATTGTTACTATTTCTAGTCAAACAGACTTCAAGAAAAGAGTAGCACCTAAAGGAGCTTTACCTGAAAGGTTTGAACAAGAAGATAAGAGACTTGATGCTATACGATCTATTTTTAAAGGTTACAGAGACACTGCGTTAGGACAACTTCAAGAAGAGTATCCGATACTTATGGAAGACATAGAAGCTAGAATAGAGTTACAAGAAGAATTAAGTAAACCTGCTGATACCCTAGAAGAACAAAGAGAATTAGAAAGGGCTTTACCTGGTACTGAGTTCCCTTTGGAGAGTTATAAAAAGACACAGCGTCCTTCTTTATTAGAAGAAAGATTACTGCCTTTCAGAAACTAGCTTGAACTTTTACAACAAACAAACTAATAATATATTACTATGGCTAATACATATGTAGACTACACCGCAACAGCGGCTCAAACAGATTTTCCTTTTTCCTTTTCTTATCTTAAAGCTGAACATGTTAAAGTTGAAATCAACGGAGTAGACACAGCTGCCTTTTCAATAGTTACATCTCCTTCTAACAAGGTAGTTTTAAATAGCGGAGCTACAGCAGGTCAGATCGTCCGTGTAAGAAGGAGTAGTCAACCTGGTACCAACCTAGTAGATTTTGAAAATGGTTCAGTACTGACAGAAACAGAGTTGGATTTTGCTTATCAACACAATAGATTTTTAAATGAAGAACTTGCTGAGTTAAATGAAGCTTCTCTTCAAATAGGACCAGGTGGAACAGATTGGGATGCTAAATCAAATAAGATACTAAATGTAAGCACACCCACTTTAACAAGTGACGCAGCGACTAAAAACTATGTTGATCAAAAGGTAGAACAGATTGCTGCTGGTGCTTCTACTCCTCCGTCTAAATGGCAGTTCACAGGCACAGCAGGAGCGAACACAACTTATACTGTCACTGGTGCTGATGTACTAGGAGATAGTGCTTATGATGTTAGTGTTAACGGATTAGTAAAAGAACCTACAGTTGATTACACAGTAGACCCTGACACAGATACTTTAACAATTATTCCCTCTTTAAGTGGAGGTGAAGACATTGTCATCATTCAACGAGGGTTAGGCGTTCCCCTTACACAAGGCACTATAGGAACAGCTCAGATTAATGACGGTGCTATTACCACTGCTAAAATATTAGATAATGCTATTACCACTGCTAAAATATTAGATGGTTCTGTTACTGACGCTAAGTTAGCTACTGCTCCCTACTCTCACCCTAATCATACAGGAGATGTTACTAGTACAGGAGACGGTGCTACCGTTATAGCTAATAATGCTGTTACTTCTACAAAGATATTAAATGGTGCTGTTACTCCTACTAAATTAGACGATACACAGGCATACACAGTAAACGGCTTAATTTCTGACGGTGCTAATATAGTAATAAATAATACGGCCGTCACTGGAGCTGGTATAAGATTTGATAAAACAGATAATGTTTCACCCGACGGACAGATTGATTTACTAATTGATGGTAATGGTGATTTAAATATTACAGCACCTGAAAAGAGTACTAATACCACATTAATGGTTATGAAAAATAGTAATGTTATAAATATTCCTCATATACCCACTTCATCTGCGGGTCTATCTAGTGGCGATATTTGGAGTAACTCTGGAGTACTAAACATAGTTCCATAGGATGACTGAATCCCTCTCTCACTTTTTAGATACTGCTCTTGGCGTAATACTTGCCGTGATCGGTTGGGTTATAAAGAAACTATCAGATCGATTGGATACAGACGAGAAAAGGTTAACAAAGATTGAAGTAGAACTAGCTACCCAAAGAGAACGAGACACTGCTGTGGAGAATCGTATGAGTGGATTAGAAGTTACGGTAAAAGAGATTAACGGTAAACTAGATAGAATGATGGAGATGTTAATGAAGAAATGAGTAAGATATGTCCAAAAGGAATTGCTTGGGCTAAAAGAACTTTTGATAAGTATCCTTCTGCTTATGCTAACATGGCTGCTTCTAAATACTGCAAAGACCCTAAGTACGGTAAAGGTAAGAAGCGTAAACTATCTATAAAGAAAAAGAAATAAGATGGGTGAGTTAGCTAGATGGAGAGCACAGAACTGGAGAAGAGTTAAGTCTGACGGTAGTGATGGTGGTCCTTGTGGGACTTCTAAGAACAAAAAGAATCCCGATAGATGTCTTCCTAAAAGCAAAATGAACTCTTTAAGTAAGTCACAACGAGCAGCCACTGCTAAGAAAAAGAAAGCAGCAGGTGCAAAAGGTAAACAATTTGTTAGTAACACGCCAGCAGCTAGAGTATCACTTAAAATAAGAAAGGGAAAATAATATGCCATACGGAAAGGGTACATACGGATCACAAATAGGAAGACCTCCTATGACTAAACGCAAGAACTTATCTATTAAGAATAAGAAAAAGAAAAAAGATGGCAAAGCGTAAAGGAGTATCACTATCTCTAGGTAGAGGTGAAAAGTCTCGTAAAGGAGGTCTCACTGCAAAGGGAAGAGCTAAACATAACAGAGCTACTGGTTCTAACTTAAAAGCCCCTCAACCTGGTGGTGGTCCTAGAAAGCGTAGCTTCTGTGCTCGTATGAGCGGTAACAAAGGACCAATGAAAGATAGTAAAGGTAGACCCACTAGAAAAGCTTTAGCTCTTAGAAGGTGGAAGTGTTAACAAATAAGAAGTCCATGAGATGACAGAGATAAACGCTAACGCATCCGCTAAAGTACAACTCGCTTTTGCTGCGAAGGTAATTGCCTTGGTCGGGACATGTGTTTGGGGATATTCTGTAATTGTCAATCGACTAAATACAATTGAAATGGATATAGCTAGGATTCAACATGAGCTTTCTTTAAATTCGGAATTTAGGATAAAATGGCCTCGTGGCGAGATCGGAGCTTTACCTGCTGACGCTACCCAAGATATGAACATTGAACACCTAAAGACTAGGGTGAATAAACTAGACGAGCATGTAGACAAGTTGCGTTACGGTGTTGAGTAGAAAAGAATAACAATTTATGAAAACAAGAGAAGAACTAGGGGACTTACACATCCTTGTAACAGATACTTTAAGTAAAGGTATTAAACAAATGCACATAACTGAAGAGTATAATCCTTCCCTTCTTAACTGTGCCAGACAACATTTAAAAGATAACGATGTAGTTCTTATGAGTGGTAAAGATACTCCTCTTAACGATCTACTAGGAGAAGTGTTACCTTTTGAAGAAGACCCTGAACTTAAAGAAAAGATTAAGTAATTACAGTTATAACACCGAAAGAGAGAGAGTTGGCTTATGAGTATTGAAAAGCTTAAACAACTCAAGGACTTCCGTAACTTCTTATATGTAGTTTGGAAACACTTGAACCTACCTGATCCTACAGCTTTACAGTACGACATAGCTGACTTCATGCAACACGGTCCTAAACGATCTGTTATCATGGCGTTCCGTGGAGTAGGTAAATCCTGGATATGTTCTGCCTATGCTGTTCATCAACTACTACTAGACCCTACTAAAAACATACTTGTTGTATCTGCCTCTAAGAACCGTGCTGATGACTTCTCCACCTTTACCTTGAAAATCATACACGACATTCCTGTTCTTCAAGGACTAATACCTAAGAACGATCAAAGGTTCTCTAAGATAGCTTTTGATGTCGGACCTGCCCCTGCTGCTCACGCACCTTCCGTTAAGTCACTAGGTATATCCTCTCAGCTAACAGGTTCTCGTGCTGACATCATCATTGCTGACGATATAGAAGTTCCTAACAACTCTGCTACCCAAGGTATGAGAGATAAGCTAGATGAACAAGTAAAAGAGTTTGAAGCCATTATAAAGCCCTTAGACACCTCTAGGATTCTATTTCTAGGCACACCCCAATGCGAGGACAGTATCTATAACAAACTGCGTGAGAGGGGCTATGACGCTCGTATATGGACCTCTGAGTATCCTAGTGAAGACTTAGTGTTAAAGAACTATGACAATGACATAGCTCCTTTTATAACAAATCAGATATCAGAAGAGACAGTAGGACACTCCACAGAGCCTCTCAGGTTCTCAGATATGGACCTAGAAGAGCGTAAGCTGTCTTATGGGCGTACAGGGTATGCTTTACAGTTCATGCTTAATCCTAGGCTATCTGACGCTGATAGATATCCACTAAAGATAAATGATCTTATTATAACAGATATTGATAACGACTTAGCTCCTGAGAAGATTATATGGTCCAGTGATCCAGATAACGAAAATAAAGACCTTCCTAATGTAGGTCTAGGAGGAGATAGATACCACAGACCTTCTAAGACTATAGGTGATATGGTAGAGTACACTGGTTCTGTTCTTTCTATTGACCCTAGTGGTAGAGGAAAAGATGAAACAGGCTTTGCTGTTGTTAAGATGCTTAACGGTCAACTCTTTGTTCCTGAAGCTGGTGGTCTAAAAGGTGGATACGACGATCAAACACTTAAACAACTAGTTCACATAGCTAAGAATAACAAAGTTAACAAGATTATCATAGAGTCTAACTTTGGTGATGGTATGTTCATGGAACTACTTAAACCTTTACTTATGACTTCCTACCCTTGTTCCGTTGAAGAAGTAAGACACAGTAAACAAAAAGAACTTAGAATCATTGATGTCCTGGAACCTGTACTTAATCAACATAAACTTATCTTTGATCCTTCTGTTGTTCAACATGACTATAAGAGTGCTCAAGGGTATCCTATAGAACATCAAGCTAAGTATATGTTATTCTATCAACTTAGTCGTATAACAAAAGATAAAGGTAGTCTTAGTCACGATGATAGATTAGATGCTTTAAGTATTGCTGTTAACTACTGGGTAGAACAAATGAA